CGTCATTTACTTTATGGAGGGAACAGATATAAAGGACGAGAAAATACTTACTCAAAAAGACACCATGACGACGGCGGCAGAGATTGCCATCTGGGCAAGAGAAAGGAAGCCCATTCTAATTGGTGTGGATACAATCGGAGTGGGCGCTGGGGTAGCAGATAGATTGCGGCAGATGGGGTACAACGTGATAGATATAAACTCTTCAGAACGCTCCAAGTATCCGGAGAAGTTCAAGAATCTCCGAGCTGAAATGTGGTGGACCGCAGGAGAAATGTTTTCAGACCAGAATATCCGGTTAACGTGGCAAGACGAAGATTTGATTAATGAACTGACCGCGGTTACCTACGAAATCAAGAATGGATTGATTCAAATTGAGGCGAAGGAAGATATCAAGGCAAGATTGGGGCATTCTCCAGACAAAGCGGACGCTTACATTATGGGGTTGTATCTTCTGCAGTTTGTTGAGTTTGCAGAAGTTGCCAGTTACTACGAAGAGGAAGGTTACGAATATGCAATTAGACATAGCTCAAAGTATTCGGGATTATAGAGGTGAGGAATGGCTAAAAAGAAGCTGAAAACTAAAGGGCAAGCGCTGGTTGAGTTTGTTTTAGAGCGCTACGAATATTCGAAGAACGAAATGGCTGGAATTCGCTCCCGGTGGTTGGAGTTTTACGACGATTACCGAGGGACACAGTTAGCGAACAAGGAACCCTGGCAAAGCAACTATATTATTCCCACACTTAAGGACGTGGTGAGAACCAAAGTCCCGTTGTATGCCAATATTCTATTCTCCAACGGCTTGAAGTCCTGGGATATTGAGCCCGGGGAAGAAGAGGACGAGCGGGTTATTCCAGTTTTAAAGGATATTATGATTTACCAACTTGAGAATTGTGGCAAGAGCCGGGGTGGTTTCCTTTCGGTAATAAACGAATTTCTAACTCAATTCGAGATCTACGGTTATTCAGTAGCCAAAGTTCCCTGGCGGGTAGAGAAGGACGGGAATAAAGTTATATTCGAAGGACCCGATATTGAGTGTGTGGACATATTCAATTTCTTCCCTGACCCCGGGACGGTGGACGTTAACTCTTCCTGGTGTGTGGTGCGGAAAAGAGACGTTTTTGTATCTTATTTGAAGCAGTTAGAGAAGCAAGGGATTTATCATTCTATTTCTGAGCTGAAAGATACTTTGCAACCATACGAAGCAGAAGACCTGGTATTATCTAAAGAACAAAAAGACAGGGTAGAATTGCTTGAATATCATGGCGACGTTCCTATGGATTTATTAAAGGGCAAAATTACTGACGAAAGTCAAGTCAATCCCTATGACGACGAATATGTACGAGCCATTATTACCATTGCCAACCGAGAAGTTTGTATCAGAAACGAACCCTATCCTTATGAGTGTGGCAATATCTTTGTAGCCGCTCATAAAGATAAAATGCCCGGCGAAGCTTTTGGGACTGGTTCTGCAGAGGATATTCAAGCACTGGCAGCAGAACTAACCAACGCTCATAACAAATTGAGCGATTGTATCAACTTAATCGCTAACCCTATGGGCATCGTGAACGCTGCAAAAGTGCAGGGAATGAGTAGCGGAACAGTTATTGCCTACCCTGGGAAGCTTTTCTTTGCTCAACCTGGTGTAGATAATGTAGCCAATGCTTTGCAGTTCATTGACACCCGGGCGCAGGCTTCCAGTTTAAGCCCCTTAATCACTTTTATTGGTATGTTAGAGGAAAAAATCCAGAAGGTTACTCAGGCAGTTCCAGTCATTGCAGCTATGCCCTCTAAAAAAGGATTACCAGAAACTTTAGGGGCGACGCTCATGATGCAAGGGAACGCTGCTGAACCAATTAAACATACCGTCAGGCATTGTTTAGAGCCCTGGTTCCAGAAAGTTCTGGAGATTATTTATAAGCATAATTTACAATTCTTCTCCAAAGCCACTGCCTATCGGGTTTTGGGGCCAGAAAAAGCTAAATTTTGGGAGGAAGAGAAAGAAAGGCGAAGCATCAGGAAGGAAGACATCAGATTAGCTGGTAACCCAGACTTTAAACCCCGGGGTGTAAGTATTTTCAACGAGAAACAGGCAGAAATTGAGAACTTGATTAACTTTCTAAAGATTTCCATGAGTGCTGTAGTCCCGCAGGTAGATGCTATGGGGCAACCAGTAATAGGCGAGGACGGTAAGCCAATTATGGAACCATTGGTTGACCAGAGGGAAATTATCAAAAGGATTGCTGAGAAATTAGGATTTGATGATGTAGAAGAATTGATTCCTTCTCTTAAAGAAGAACGAGAAAAGAAGGAATTTACTGCTCATCAACAAGCCTTAATGGGCGCTAAAGAGAAAGCTACTCCGGGATTACCGCAACAACCGTTTGCTCAACAACGGCAACCCGTTCAACCGGCTCAAGCTATGCCACAGGGACAACCTGCACAAGGTCAAGGAGGGCAAGCTATATTGCAAGCGATATTGGGGAAAGCGCAATGAAGCCAGAATATGATAACGCTATTGTTATTAGCGACCAACTAATTTCTCTCTTAAACACCGAAGGCTGGAAGATTGTAGAAGACTTGTTTAATAGTAAGAAACAGGAATTTATAACTCATCTTATTGAGGATAAAGACTTGAACAATGTTCACTATTATCAGTTGGGCATTCAGGTAATAGACGATATTTTAAATGAAATTCAGGCTCTAATTAGAGCTGGGATAGAAGTCAGGAGGTTAAACAATGGATAAAGTCAACAATCTCTCTGAGACCCCGGAAGTTTTTCCTGCAGAAGATTTACAGGAAGAGCAAGGGACAATTGAAGAGCAGACTGGCAAAAATCCAGAGGAAATGACTGCGGAAGAGCTCCGAGAGGAAATTACTCGGGCTCAAGCGACTGAACCACAAGAAGAGCAACCCCAGAAGACCGAGCGTATTGAGACCCCTGAAGATTTGCAGGGAAAATCTCAAGACGAACTGGTCAAAATGGTGGTTAATCTCCGGAAACTCAAGGGGCAGCAAGACCAGGAGCTTGGCGAACTAAGGAAATTCAAAAAGCAGCAGGAAGAATTGCAGAAGCAAATGGAAGAGCAGAACCTTAGTGCTTCAGCTCAGAGAATGATTAACGCTGAAGTTAGAGGTATGACGCCAGAAGAGAGAACTGCTTTCTATGACAAGTTCGCTGAAGACCCGGAAAGTGCTTTATTGCCCATTATTCAAAAAGCCATGCACCCTATTTTAATCCAGCAGGCTAAGCAGAACAATGAAGCTGTGGTTAAGAGGCTGAAAGAGTCCACTAAAGATTCGTTAGTTCCATATGACGAAGAAGGGGTGAACAAAATAATTGCCTCTTACAACAAGAACGGCAGAAATGAGCTTTTTGATAAGTATGGTTCAGACGCTTTTCAGGTGGCATATGACATTTACTTTAAGCAGAATATTAATGCTGCAGTAGAAAGAAAATTGGCTGAGGAACGGGAGAAAATGAGTGGAACACCTCAAGTTCCCTATACTGAGCCACAAGGAGTTACAACAAGTAAAGGTGCTCGAACCATTGATTACGAGAAGTTGAGTTTTGAAGAGCTCCGAAAAATGGTTGGAGGCACCCCATTATAAAGGAGTGAATATACATGGCTGATAGTCCAGTCTTTGATTCTGCCAATATGACTAAAACAACTAACTTAAGTGCGTTAATGAAGACGTACTATGACAAGTTATTGCTTGAAATAGCACGTCCTAAGATAGTGTTAGAGCAATTTGCCGACCATTCCCGGGATATTCCCAGACACGAAGGGCAAACTGTTTCTTTCCAGAGGTTTGTGCCTCTCAATGTAGTTGATTCTCCTATCAGTGAAGGAGCAAATCCTACTCTTACTAAGTTGCAGGCTATGAGGTTTGAGGCCACTCTGGCAAAATATGCCAATTCAGTTGTAATAACCGAAGAAGTAGATTTGATGGCACTTTCTCCAGTATTAGAGGCTGCAGTAGTGGAATTGGGGCACAATATGGGGCAGAGCATTAACCGGCTGTATCGTCAATGCTTAGCCAGCAGACTCTATCCTATGAGAGTTGACAATTCTGCTACTTATGCAAAATCAGGTACGGTTGCTTCCAGCGGAGGTGGCACAAGCGTAATAAAAACCAACTTAACCGAAGCTGACCATTTCTGGGCTGATGGAACTATTGTGTTTACTTCTGGGAAGAGCAAA